ATCAGGCCACAGGATTTGGTTCATATACAGGAATAGGTTTTGGTAATGAAGGTGGAGGCGGTTCACAGTCGGCGGCTTCAAACTCTGGTGGAGGAGGCGGTGGTGCTGGTGGAAATGGTGGTGATGGTTTTCAAGTAAATCCGCCAGAGGGAGGAATAGGAAAACAAATAAATATCAATGGTACAAATACATGGTTTTCTGGTGGAGGAAGTGGAGCTGGACATTATGGGACTAACGTATATTCTCAGGCTCAAACGCAAGGTTCTGGATACACTACTGCTGATCATAACTCAAGTACACTTGTGTTGCCAACTACTTATGGTTCAGGCGGTGCAGCAATGCACGGCGCTACTAGTGCAAACAATAGTAAAATGTATGGTATGCAGGGTATAGTAATAATAAGATACGCAGTTTAAATCCCCCTACTCTAATAATTAACCCTTATAAATAGTTACATAATTTATAAGGGTTTTTTTATGGCAACTATTAATAACATCTACATCGATTCAGGTGCAGACTTTTCAAAAACAATATCTGTAACAGATACGGCTGGGTCTGCTTTAGACCTTACAGGATATACTGCAGCCGGACAAATCCGAAAAACATACGAATCCTCATCAGCAACTGTTGCTCTAACTGTTGCTTTCATCTCTGATAGAACCACAGGACAAATCACTATATCTCTCACAGGAGCTCAAACTGGAGCTATTGATCAAGGTAGATATGTGTATGATGTTCTTCTGACTTCTGGTTCTGGTGGGAAAACTAGAGCTGTTGAAGGGATTGCAACTTTTAATCCAAGAGTAACACAATAACATGGCACTACCAACATCAAAATCGACACTTAAAGAACATTGTTTACGAGCATTGGGTAAACCTGTGATAGATATAAACGTAGATGAAGACCAATGTGATGACCGAATAGATGATGCACTACAGTATTTTGCAGAATATCATATGGATGGAGTTGAACGTGTATACCTCAAACATAAGATGACTTCAGCTGAGATAACTAGAGGTCAGACAAATGCATCTGCTAATGTTACAGATTCAGTTGACAATGCAGGAGGAGCTCATGCGTGGGAAGAACAGAACACATGGATGCCCCTATCAAGTGCAATCATATCAGTATTAAGAATATTTCCATTATCAGATCAAGCTTCTGGTATGTTTGATATAAAATATCAAATGAGATTAAATGACCTGTGGGACTTTACCTCTACATCAATGATTAACTATGCAATGTTACATCAACATCTAGACATGATGGATCATTTGATGACAGGAGAAGTACCTATTAGATTTAATCAACATCAAAATAGAATCTATATGGACATGGATTGGGCAGCTGAAGTCCCAGCAGATCAATATTTTATTATTGAATGTTATAGAAAAATAGATCCATCTGTATATACTGATGTATACAATGATATGTTTCTCAAAAAGTATTCTACTGCACTCATTAAAAAACAATGGGGTGCTAATTTAATTAAATTTAATGGTGTATCCATGTTAGGTGGTGTACAGATAAATGGTGAGACTATTTACACACAGGCCGATGAAGAAATAAAACTGTTGGAGGAACAAATGCTCAATGGATTTGGAATGCCTGCTGACATGATGATAGGATAACACAATGCCAACTTCTGTTTACTTTGATACAGGAACAACAGCGGAACAACGATTATATGAGAATCTAATCATTGAACAACTTTCTGTTTTTGGTCAAGACGTATACTATCTCCCTAGAAAATTAGTCAATGAAGATACATTGTTTGATGAGGACGTTTTAAGTTCTTTCAATGATGCATATAGTATAGAGATGTACCTTGATAATACAGAAGGTTATGAGGGTCAAAAAGAAATGATGACTAGGTTTGGTTTAGATATGCAAGACGAGGCTACATGGGTAGTTTCTAAAAGACGATTTGAGGAACTAATATCACAAGACCAAAACCTAATTGTAAGTACTCGCCCTAATGAGGGTGATTTAGTATATTTTCCAAAATCTAAGAAACTTTTTGAGATTAGTTTTGTTGATCATGATGATCCATTTTATCAGATGCAAAACTTACCAGTATTTAAATTACGATGTCGTACTTTTGAATACAGTCATGAGGCTCTGGATACTGGAATTACCGCTATTGATGCTATAGAAACATCTGAAAGTTTAGATGCTCTTATGTATCAAGTAACATTAGAGTCTGGAACTGATTCGGGCACTAATTATTTAATAACAGAAGATGGAGATTGGATAGTAAGCGAAGCATATGATACTTCTGTGCTTGACGTTTCTGACGATTCCTCTTACTTTGAATCTCAAGGTGACTCGATACTTGATTTTACAGAACGCAACCCATTCGGTGAGGTAACATAATGCTTGGAAATACTTTTTATCACGAAACCATTAGAAAATGTGTAGTTGGTTTCGGTACAATATTTAATGATATTCATATTACTAGAAAAGATAGTGCTGGTAATGTAACACAATCTATGAAAGTGCCATTGGCTTATGGTGCAAAGACAAAGTTTTTAACTAGACTTAGAGAAGATCCAACTCTAACAAAATCTGTTGCAATTACATTACCAAGAATTGGTTTTGAAATTGGTAATATTGCATATGATAGTACAAGAAAATTAAACAAAATACAGAAAGTAAAGAAGTCAGGTTCAGCCGCAAACAAGGTAGATACACAGTATATGCCAGTTCCTTATAATCTTGATTTTGAACTATATGCAATGGCTAAACAGAGTGATGATGCATTACAGATAGTGGAACAAATCTTACCATACTTTCAACCAGATTATACAATCACTATTAACGACATTGTTCAGATGAACAGTAAGAGAGATGTTCCTGTGATATTATCTGGTGTGTCTTATGAAGATAACTACGAAGGTGATTTTGCAGATAGACGAGCTATCGTTTATACTCTGGCATTTACTGCAAAAATGTATTTGTATGGGCCTGTCAATACTGGTCAAGTTATTACTAAAGTACAGGTGGATCAATTTACAGATTCCTCAGCAAATGCACCTAAGAGAGAACAACGTCTTACCACAACCGCATCACCAGCCGGTGCTGATATGGATGACGATTTCGGTTTTAATGAAACACATTCTTTCTTTGAAGACTCAAAAACATTTAATGCAGAAACAGGACAGGATGAGTAGATGGAAAAAATCAATGACCTTTTGGGAATTGCAGAACCTATAGTCACCCCACAAAAAACTGTTACTGTAATTCCACGACATAGTACGGATAATATTGACGATGATGATTTTAAGTATAGTCGAGAAAATCTGTACAATGTAATTGAGCGTGGACAGGATGCACTTGAAGGTATCCTGCAAGTTGCTCAAGAATCACAACATCCACGAGCCTATGAGGTGGCTGGACAAATCCTAAAGACTAATGCAGACAATGCAGAGAAGTTAGTCAATCTCCAAGCTACTAAGAAAAAACTGCAAGATTCAGACCAACCCAAACAAGTTACCAATAATAATACTTTATTTGTAGGGTCTACTGCTGAATTACAAGCCATCATTAATAAGAAAAAGAATGACTGAGCTATATCGTGATAACCCCAATCTTAAAAAAGTTAATGTTCCTATAGAGTTTACTAAGGAACAGATTGGGGAATATGCCAAGTGTATGGATGACCCTGTTTATTTTACAGAGACATACATAAGAATTGTAAGTTTAGATTTGGGTCTTATCCCATTTAAACTATATCCTTTCCAAAGAGACATGATGTGGACTTTCCATACTGAAAGATTCACTATATGTAAACTTCCTAGACAGTCTGGTAAATCTACTACCATCATTGCATATCTACTTTACTATGCTTTATTTAATGCATCTGTAAGTGTGGCAATTCTTGCAAACAAGGCCACAGTTGCTAGAGACCTATTAGGGAGACTCCAACTTGCATATGAACATCTCCCTAAGTGGTTACAACAGGGGGTAATGACATGGAACAAGGGTTCTTTAGAATTAGAGAATGGTTCTAAGATTCTTGCAAGTTCTACTTCAGCTTCTGCTGTTCGTGGTGGTTCTTATAACATTATCTTCCTAGATGAGTTTGCGTATGTTCCTAATAACATTGCAACTCAATTCCTAAGTTCTGTATATCCTACAATATCATCTGGTCAGAAGTCCAAAGTAATGATGGTGAGTACACCTAATGGTATGAATATGTTTTACAAGTTGTGGAATGATGCAGAGAATGGTCGAAACACTTATGTTCCTATTGACGTTAATTGGGATGAAATTCCAGGCCGTGATGAGAAGTGGAAGAAAGAAACTATTAAGAATATTGGAGAAGAACAGTTTGAGACAGAATTTAACTGTTCATTTCTAGGGTCTTCTAACACACTAATACATCCATCTAAATTGGGAACAATGTCACACGGCAATGCAATCACCCATAGTGCAGGGTTAAAAGTGTATGAGAAACCCAGTGGAGATTCCACCTATGTAGTCGTTGTCGATGTCTCTAGGGGGGTCACAAACGATTATTCTGCATTTATGGTAATAGATGTATCTGAAGTTCCTTATAAACAAGTTGCTGTTTATCGGGATAATGAAATTAAACCTATGAATTTTCCTGTGATAATACATAAGGTGGCTACTGCATATAACCTTGCATATGTACTTGTAGAGATTAATGATATTGGAGGTCAAGTTTCAGATGCACTACAGTTTGACCTAGAATATGAGAACATGATTATGACTACACAACGTGGTCGAAGTGGTCAAGTTGCAGGGGGTGGATTCTCTGGAGCCAAAGCACAACTAGGAGTCAGGACAACCAAATCACTCAAAAAGATAGGGTGTTCTAATTTGAAGACTCTAGTGGAGGATGACAAAATGTTGATATGTGACTTTGATACCATTTCAGAGTTGTCTTCATTTGTAGGTAAAGGTCAGTCTTGGTCTGGTGAGGATGGAAATACTGATGACTTGGTGATGTGTTTAGTACTATTTGCGTGGTTGTGTGACCAAACATACTTTAAAGAACTTGTTAACATGGATATTCGTAAACAACTCTGGAAGGAGAAACAGGACATGGTTGACCAAGATATGGCTCCATTCGGGTTTATCCTAGATGGTATTACGGATGAAGATGGTGTAAATTATGGAGAAACTATAGATGAGTTTGGTTCAGTATGGAATCCAGTTGTAACATCTAATACAGAATACTTAAAAGATTGGTGATTACACATTAGGAAACATTTGGTCTATTGATACTCCTTGAAGCATTGTTAATTGCTTCCCATTATCCAATTTAGCTTCACAATTCAAACATACAATGACAGTTGGCCGTATCGCCTCCAGTACTCGTAATCGAAGTTCTTTTCTGAGTCCTGTCTTTCTTGAAAGGGCTCGGATTTCTTTATTGTTAGGGTAGAATGCCAACGCTTCAACGCAACTTTCCCCACAGTATACACAGAACTCTTGGTTGAGATGTGTGTTAATCCATAAATCACGTTTCCTCACTTGTTTTTGATGTTGAAGTTTTAAAGAGTCTTTATATCTTTCATAATGGTCTTTTGAACATATCTTAGGTACATACTTCATAGGATGAAGTTTTCTTGTACCATGAGTTTTTGGTGGGAACTTTAATAAGTTCATTGGTTCAGCACCATTTTGCACCTTATTCCTTAAATTGTGAATTCCAAAGTGGTCTATTAATGCAGCTTCCATACTTAATGCAATTTGTTCACTTAGATTTCTTTTAAATATCGTGCCACCGAATGATTTTTTCTCTCTACAACTCTCATATATCCTCTTTCCTTGACCTTTTCCTATATATTCTATTGTACCTTCCTTATCCCAAAGGATATACACATATTGGTTAGATGTTCTCGACATTTACAAACTCCTTAATAAAAGTATTTAATACTATTATTTATAAGATGAAGATGTTTCATTTCCTAAATAGATGTAATAACATTTCTATTTAACAAAAAGGAGTTGGAATGGCATTTCAAGTTTCGCCTGGCGTACAGGTAACAGAAAAAGACTTAACAAATGTAGTTCCTGCCGTAGCAACATCTATTGCAGGCATAGTAATGGCCGCCCAAAAGGGGCCTACCGATACTATCACCGCAATAGCTTCTGAGGAAGAGTTGGTAGCCGTTTTCGGTGAACCACAGTCTACCAGTAACCAATTTGAAGATTGGTTAGCTGCAGCATCATTTCTCGGATATGGTAATGCATTGAGGGTCGTAAGACCTGCGAGTGCAGCCGTAAATGCTTGTGTCTCAGGAACAGCACTTTTGATTAAGGGAACAGGTCACTATTCAGATGGTGACGGCACAACAGGGCCATATAGTGATGGGTCTGCAAGTGTAGGACAATGGGCCGCAAGGTCAGCTGGTGCATGGGGAAATACTTTAAAAGTTTCCATGTGTCCAAGTGCGAGTGAGTTTGAAGAAACATTCTCTGGTAATGAAGATACTCTTGGTGTTGTAGAAACTGCCGGTGCAGTTGGTGATACAACTCTAGCAGTAGATAATGCTGGTGGTAGTTCTGGAGCCGCTGGTGCAAAATATAACGTAGGAGATATAATTTATCTTCAGGAAACCGATGGTTCGGAATATAAAGTAACTGCAATTACTGGTGATAATTTAACCATTGAAAGATATGGTACTACAAATACTGCTGGTGGATTAAGGTCTATCATCGCAGATGCAACTAATGTTCGCAGACGATGGGAATATTACGATCAATTTGATGGAGCTCCTGGCACATCAACATTTGTAGCAGATCGTACAGGAGTATCTACTGCTGATGAAATGCACATTATCATAACTGATGAAAATGGTAACATTACTGGTGTTCCAAAAACTATTCTTGAAAAGTGGACTGGATTATCTAAAGTTTCAGATGCAAGAGCTAGTGATGGTTCTGCAAGTTATTATTCAGATGCAATCTATAATGGTTCACAGTATATTTTCTGGATGGATCATCCTAGTGTCAATACTGGATATGGTAATACCGCAGATGCACAAGGTTCAACCTTGTATAGTGCAGCTGCAGAAGTAATTACATCAACTCAACTTTCAAGTGGTGCAGACGATTATGCATTAACTGAAGGTGAGATGAAAGATGGAATTGATCGTTTCAAAGATACCGAAACAGTTGATTTAAATCTATTCATTTGTGGTAAGTGTACATCAACTAAAGCAGGAAATGCTTTGGATATGTGTACTGACCGAAAAGATGCAGTTGCATTTATTTCTCCAGAAATTTCAGATGTTGTTAATGTTGCTACTGAAGTAACTCAAACAGCAAATGTTAAGGGTTTCTTTGATGCACTAACATCAACATCCTATGGTATGTTCGATAGTGGGTACAAATACACATATGATAAGTACAACGATTCTTATCGGTGGGTGCCTCTAAACGGAGATATGGCAGGACTCTGTGCGAGAACAGATCTAGTTGCAGATGCGTGGTTTAGTCCAGGCGGATTTAATCGTGGTCAAGTAAGAGGAGTTGTAAAACTTGCTTACAATCCACAAAAAGCAAATAGAGATATTCTGTATCGTTCAAGAATAAATCCAGTTTGTGCGTTTCCGGGCCAAGGAACAATTCTCTTTGGTGACAAAACTGCACAATCAAAACCAAGTGCATTTGATCGTATCAATGTACGAAGATTGTTTATCGTATTAGAAAAAGCAATCTCAACCGCAGCTAAATTCCAGTTGTTTGAATTCAATGATGAGTTCACAAGAGCCGGTTTTAGGAACATGGTTGAACCATTCTTACGAGATGTACAAGGTCGTAGGGGAGTTACAGACTTCCTAGTTGTATGTGATGACACTAACAACCCAGGCTCGGTTGTTGATCGTAACGAGTTCGTTGCTGACATTTTTGTCAAACCTGCTCGGTCTATTAACTTTATTTCTCTAAATTTCATCGCCACGAAAACTGGTGTTGCATTTAGTGAAGTAGCAGGAGCATAGGGAGATACACATGGCAAACATAAATGACTTTAAAGCAGTATTAAAAGGTGGAGGAGCAAGAGGTAACCAATTTCAAGTTACTATGCCTTTCCCCGGCTTTTCATCTGTGGGTGGAGAATCAAGAGTAATGTCCTTTCTCTGCAAATCAACAAACCTGCCTGGCATGACGCTGGGTGAAGTAGCTGTCCCATTTCGTGGTCGTCAACTGTATATTGCAGGGGATCGAACATTTGAAGCGTGGACTACTACTGTCTTTAACGATACGGATTTTCTAATCCGTAATGCCTTTGAACGGTGGATGAACGAGATTAATGCATTGTCTGATAATAGTGGATTGGAAAATCCTTCTGATTATCAAGTTGATGCTTTCGTGGATCAACTGGATCGGGCTGGTCAAGTAATCAAATCATATACCTTTAGAGGTCTATGGCCCTTGACTATCGCAAACATCGAATTAACTTACGATGGAAACGATGCAGTTGAAGAGTTTGAAGTATCATATCGTTACCAATATTTTGAATCAAATACTACCACTTAATAATTCGTATAAATATTTACATTGATAAATAATGAGTACGGAGAATTATGGCACAAATATTTGGATTTGAAATAACTAAAAATAAATCTAAGGATCAGGAAGAACTACCTAGTTTTGTTCTTCCAGATCCCGAAGATGGAGCAAGTACAGCCGCAGCTGGATTCTATAGTGAATTTATAGACATTGAAGGTCACTCTAAAACTGAGGCTGACCTAGTTAGACGTTATAGGTCTACTTCAGAGCATCCAGAATGTGATCTTGCAATTGATGATATTGTTAATGAATCTATAAATACTGATGAAAAAAGAGAGTCTGTATCTATAGTTACTGATGGTTTACCCTATTCAGACAAACTTAAAACCAGAGTTAGGGAAGAATTCTCACAAATATTACGTTTGTTAGATTTCAGTAATAGAGCTCATGACCATTTTAGAAGATGGTATATTGATGGAAGAATTGCCTTTCATAAAATTGTAAATGAACAAGAGCCACAAAAAGGAATACAAGAATTAAGATATGTTGATGCAATAAAATTAAAAAGAATTAAAAAAGTTGACAAGAAGGTAACAAAAAAGGGTTCGCCTAGTGTAGAAGTTATAGATGATTATTACTTGTATACAGAAGAGGCTGGTCAAGGAACACATTCTGCGATGAAAATTACTTCTGATGCAATCGCATATTGTCCTTCAGGATTATTTGACCCCCAAAAATCCATAATCACATCCTACCTTCACAAAGCAATCAAACCTGTCAATCAACTTAGAATGATTGAGGATGCTGTAGTAATATATCGTATTGCAAGAGCTCCAGAACGTAGAATTTTCTACATTGATGTTGGTAACCTACCTAAAGTAAAGGCAGAGCAATATCTAAAAGATGTAATGAATCGTTACCGAAACAAGTTGGTGTACAACGCTTCAACTGGTGAAATTCGGGATGATAGACAACAGATGAGTATGTTAGAAGATTTTTGGTTACCTCGTAGAGAAGGTGGTCGAGGAACAGAAATAACTACTTTGCCTGGCGGTCAGAATCTAGGAGAAATAGATGACATTATCTATTTTCAAAAGAAATTATATCGGTCTTTAAATATACCTGTAAGCCGTTTAGAGGGTGGATCAGAGGGTACATTTAGTTTAGGTCGAGGTGCAGAAATTACAAGAGATGAAGTAAAGTTTACTAAGTTTGTTCAGAAATTACGGAACAAATTTAATGTCTTGTTTAATGATATACTGAAAACACAACTGTTACTCAAGGGAGTTATTGCAGAAGAAGATTGGCCAACAGTTAAAGAAAACATTAGTTATAACTATATTAAAGATGGTCATTATGCTGAGATGCGTGATATGGATTTATTACGAGATCGTTTGGAAATATTAAATACTATGGAGCCCTTTATAGGTGATTGGTTCTCAAAAGAATATGTTCAGAAACACGTTTTCCGAATGACGGAGGATGAAATAGAGTCCATGCAAAAACAAATGGAAACTGAACCAGAACTAGACACTGATGATGAGGATGAAAACTAAACAACAAATTGGAGTTAAATTATGAGTAATGATATAGAGAATATGATTTCATCAATTGTAGATGGAAATAAAATAGAAGCCGAAACACATTTTAAAAACTCAGTCGCACAGAAAATTAGTAGTGCATTGGATATAAAACGTGTAGAAGTGGCTAATGCGTTCATACAAAGACCACAAGAAACACAACCAGAGGATGCAAGTGCAGACCTTTAATGAATTCAATAAAACAGTTTTTGAAAAGGATGAACACAAAAAGTCATCTAATTACAAAAAACTTACACCTAAGATGAAAAACGCTGTTGATGAATTGTTTTCAACAATGGAGAAAAACCCAAGTGATTTTTTAACTACTTTTGATAAAACAGTAAAGATAGTTTCTAAAAAGTATGGGGTTAAAGAGAAAGATATTATGAATTATTTTGACAAAGAAATGCTATCAATTTAAAAGGAGAATAAAATGCCACCATTAAAACTATTGGGAGTTGCAACGGCTTCAGTTATACCTAATGCTGCATCGACAATAAATGCTCTAGCTGCACAAGCATCAACTTGTGTATTTATTGTAAATACGGCTGCAGCTCAAACAAATGTCACTGTATACAGTTCTGCAACAGCAACTAGTACTACAGATACACGAAAAGGTTCAATACTGCTCGAGGGTGTAGCTTCTTTGCTTATAAGTAAAGCTGCAGGAGATAAAGTTATGGCCGCAAGTGCAGACTGTTTAATAACACCAGTTGCAATAGGTTCAACAAATTAATAGAGGAATTATGAAATTAATCACAGAAATGTATGATGACTTTGAAGTTCTTACAGAGGGTAAGGATGGTAAAGACTTGAAAATTAAAGGGGTATTCATGCAAGCTGAAACTAAAAATCGTAATGGTAGATTTTATCCTCTTAGTATTTTAGCAAAAGAAGTCACACGATACAATAAAGAATTGGTCGAAAAGAAAAGAGCTTTCGGCGAACTTGGACATCCAGAAGGGCCAACAGTCAATCTGGATAGGGTTTCTCATCTTATTGAGGAACTATATACCGAAGGTAATAATATTATCGGTAAAGCTAAAGTACTTGACACACCTAACGGTAAAATTGTCAAGGAACTTTTAAATGCGGGTGCGAAACTTGGAGTCTCTAGTAGAGGAATGGGTACACTTGAAAAGAAGGGTCAAATTAACTATGTTAAAGATGATTTTTATCTTGCAACAGCAGGAGACATTGTCGCTGATCCATCTGCACCAGAAGCGTTTGTGGAAGGAATAATGGAAGGGAAAGAATGGATTTGGGATAACGGACTTCTTAGGGAATCTGAAATTGCTAAAATTCATAGACTTGCTTCTGATAATAAAAAGGCAGAAGCCTTTGAAACATTTCTTTCAAAACTCTAATTTTTATAAATATAATTAATCAAAACTACAAGGAGACTTAATATGTCCGAAGAACTTAACAAAGCTATGGAAGACTTAGAAGAAGCTGATGCTTCTACTGCAAAA